AGTGGACCCTGGTTAGCGGTCCTTTCGTCGCTGGTTGCATCGAAAACCTTGACCTTCCACCACAAGGCCCCAGCGCCTTGGGTGTCCGTCGATGGGATGTCGAATTGTGACAGAGTTGTGCCCGAACTGTCTGGGTCTGCTATGACATCGCTGTCATACGTCAATACCGTTGGGTCGGTGTCAGGCGTCGTCTTGTCATCCTTGATATAGAACTTCGCCGTCATGCCCGTACCGTCTGTTATCTCAGGGTACTTGGCGGTAACGACAATGTCGTCGCCCTGCTTGAAGAACAACGCTAGCATATCCATTACATCACCTCTGCACTGATTTCGTTAGTTTCGATAGTAGCTTCAGCCGTATCCGTCTCAACTACTGCGCCGAGGCTATTCGACACAACAGTTGCGCTAATCGCATCAGTAGACATCTCAGCCGCTAGTGCGTTGCTAACGCAGACGACCGCCGTTATCTCATCAGGTATCAAATCAGCGTCCTCGCACTAGTCGTTGAAACAATCCGGTGACCACCCCGGCCAGCACAATGGAGCCCGCAGCAGCGCCAACCGAGGTGGCCATACCGGATACAGCCCCGACCAGTCTGATGGAGCCCGTAGCACCGCTGGCCGAGACCGCACCGCCGGCTAGCACAACAATCAGCCTGAGCGCACCAGTCGCCGCTGATACCCCATAGGCCATGCCAGCCAGAGCCGCAACAAGAGACACGGTTCCCGTTGCGACTGTTTGAGCCACCGCGCCAGGGACAGAGCTGGCCGCCGTTGATGCCCCAGCTACAGGCGTAGTCCTGCCGAGCGAACCCGACGCGGTGGAGTTTGTGATGGCCATCAAACAAACCTCAGTGGTTCAGTTAGACGGTATAGAACGACAGGCGTGATACCTCCGCGCTTGGCGCACTCTCGGCACAGGGCAGCTCCGTGAGTTGCCATGGTTGCGTGAATAGGGCACAGCCATACTTTCTGCTCATGCCCAGCTACGCCGCAGACCCGCAAGTACAGGCTAGCTGGCGTGGCGCCACAATGGAAAGCCGGAGGCGCCACGATTGCTCCGCACGGGTACGCGCGAGGTACATGTAGGTCTGGGATGAGCGGGCTGATCTCGAATATGGTCATGTCAGACCTGGCAGATGAATCCCACGCCTGCACTGCCCGTGCCTGCAGCAGCCTGGAGTGAGTCGCCGATTGCGGGTGTACGCGGAGCCGCGAGCAGATATGCAGCGATAGGATGCGCAGCTCCGCCCGATACCGCGTCAGTTGCAATGGCCCATTGCGCTGTACCCGGCGCGGAGGTGAACGGTCCCCAGGTAATCTGGCTCGTGTTATAGATAAGCGATGGGCTTGCCCCAGTGGCTACGACCGGGCCGTACGCCTGACGCGCGTACCCGCTCGCGGTCGCGTACTCGTTGATGCTAGTGCCCGACATGGCCGTCTCCGTCGAGCTGAGCACGCCCGAGGACGCAGAAGTACTGACGGCAAGATACGTGGCCGCGGCTGCCGGACTCTGGGACTTCAGGAACACCGCATTGAGAGCCTGCTGCTGCGCGTACTGCATTAGCTGGCCGGCGCTGAGTAGTGGCATAGTGCGTGTCCTCATGCTCCTGGGAACATATCGACGTACTGTTCTTCTATTGTGGTATGCCGGAGAATTCCCGTGCTGTCAGTCCACTTGACGATAGGCCATCCTGATTCCTCGTCGAGCTGGACGAACTCGACCGACATTCCATCCTTGAGGTCTAGCTCAGTCATCTCGGCGGTCATCTCGCCGAAACCGGCTTCACTCTTGCTATGCTCGCCGTAGCCAAGACCGTTTGGGTGCTTGTACTTGTACTTGTCTCCTGGCTTGGCCTTCATGAGGCTTGCCTCTGGCATAAGCTCGTACTCCCATCTGCGTTCCAGTTATCGGGTATTAGGTTTCGCGCTCCCAGGGCGTTGGCGCGACGGATCAGGTAACGCCGGATCGTGGAATGGTCGCCCTTGCCTCGGCCGACAGCCTTGATCGCCTTCTTGAGGTATGCCACGTTCGGCACCGGGTAGCGCGGAGCCCCTCCGCTCTTGCTAGGTAGCGCCTTACCCTGCGCCCCCAACTTCTTCCGTCCCGCTGTCGTCTCGTGGGGTGGGGTTTTCGTCGTAGCCATTTTCACTCCAATACCTGTCCCAGGCAGCTCTCGCTTCCTTGCCAGTGAATGTTCCTGTTATCCTGTTCCACTCATCACGTAGTGCGCCGTTCGGATTCATGGTAGCTCCGCGCAAGACGGGCATAGCAAGACAAGCGCAATTATCGTGAGCGCGGAAGCTTGTATTGCCTGGCTTGAATGGACCCTTAGCAGCCTGGGCCGCGCAGTACGCGCAGGCTCCCGGCTCAATAAGCCGTTCCCAGCCCGTTGCGTTCGGGTCATGAGCAACGTTAGCGATGACCGTATTCCGCGCTCCGTTTAGGGCGAACCGGGCGCCAGCGCCAGAGAGTGTGTTGCGCGCGGAATCTGATGCTGTGAGCGGGTCGGCTCCCTTCGTGTTGAGCTGATGGTAGAAGGTTCCGTTTGTAACGCTACCAGCCATCCTGTTGAGATGCTGGCCCGAGAATCGTGCCGGGTGTATCCGCGCCAGGGGCAGATCATTGGCTACCGTCAGGTTGCGATAGAAGTCAGCGCCGTTCGCGGCCGACGCATCAAAGTGTTGCGCTATGAGCGTCTTGATAACCGGCCCTAGGTCTTTCCAGCTCGCCGAGAACTGCTCCGGGTCGATGTGCTGATCCCACATCGCCTTGATGCCTCTGGCGACGTAATCCCTGATAGAGCCTTGTTTCTGCTGGAAGTCAGTTGTGATATAGGTCGGCGGGTCCGGGGCGATAGCGTTCAGCGGATCGCTCGTGCCACTGAACGAGAACCGGCGCGGCCTAGGGGTCGCTGTGCGGCCGTCCCTAGGGGTCTGTGAGGGGTCGAAGTTCTCGCGGCCTCTAATCGCGCTCCGGTCGGTTTGAGGAGTCCGGTCGAAGGCCGTATCCTGACTAGTGGACATTCGTTCCACCACCGCCGGTTGCCAGCCTGGATTCCTTGGCCGGGTTAGCTCCTGTCACTTGGCCCTGAGTGCCGGCTGGGACCTGAACTGGGACTGATGTCTGAATACCGCCGCCACCGGGGCCGCCACCTATCTGCTGCTGGACGTTGGTGTACTGCGGCTGAGACTGGAGCGCTGCCGCAACAGCATCCTTGACGACTTGCTTCGCCTGGTATTGCTGCTTGGCCTGAACCCACCTGTTCACGTCATCAGCGGTCGCGCCCGGTATGAGTCGCCATAGCTCTTCAACCGGGATACCAAGCATCTGCGCGGCCTTGCCGAGCCCGTCGATCGTAGCGCTGAATGCACGCGCGGAGGTATCGCGCCAGACGACCTCGCCGTTAAGGTCGGCCCAGCTGGTCTTATCTCCTGCGGCCAGCGCGTTGAGGCGGAAGCTATTGCGCCAGGGATCAGTCAGGGTAGACTGCAGTTCTTCCACCTTACGATCGAGACCATCCCGCGCTGCTGCCAGGGCTTCGGCACTGAGGTTAGCGATCTGGCCGAGGAGGTGATACGGCGGGACTTGCGAGATTGTCGACATGTGGCGGATACTTGCTTCGCGCACGTTGATGTACGGGTCGAGCTTGGCCTCGCTGAACTCGCCGAACTTGGTGGCAGCATCCTCGGCCGCCCACACGCGATCGACACCCGGCTGGAATGGAGCCTTGGGACGGCCCGACTCGTCTGATGGGCTCATACCGGTGACCCAGCGCTGCTTGAACGCCTCGTACTGCTCGGCCATCATCAGGTTGAACGTCGTAGCATTGATCTGGTCCTGGATCGGGATGAGCGGCTCCACCTCGCCGGAACAGTCAGTCTCGCCGTCAAGGTCGGCTTCATACAGGAACCTGACGACCGGGCAAATACCGAGGTTATGCATTGAGATAGGCGGCAACCCGTTGAGGTAGGGGTCGCCTGGACTCGCTATGCTGAGCTTGATATTCGTAGCGGCTGAGCCTTGGATTCCTTCCTGGCTTGTCAGGATGTAGCGGGCTGTCTCGTCATAGAGGCTAGCGATAACACGCTGGCTCTGCGGACGTGCTGGATTTCCAGCGATACGAACCTCGATTGCGCACTGAGGCCACTCGTCATCAACGTCGTCAAGGTAAAACGCGGTCATCCGCCGAGGGCTGACCGGCCTCATAACCGGTACGTTGGCTGAGCCGCCAGCTTCAAGCTCTTCATCGGTCGCCATGCTTCCAGGCAGCACCACCACGTAGGCCGTCCCGTACTTGCAAACAGCGCGGTGAACGCCGTGCTGGCGAGAGATCATGCGGTTAGCGCGGAAGGTGTTCCACATGGGGTCAACGTCGATAGTGGAGGCCGTCTCGATGGTCGTCTGCCCGGAAGGCTTGTAGCCGTCGACGTGAAGGTTCTCAGAGATGACAGAAACTACGAGCGGCAGGAAATTGCGCTTGGACTTGCTCATGATCCAGCGGTACTCAGAGTTGACGCCCTTGGGCGCGTACGGCTTGGCATGCTTGCCGCGCATGTACCTGCTGATCAGATCGAGGCGAACCTGCTCGACTGATCGA